ACGTTTAATAGCTTCCTCTGGATTGATGTAACGTAATAATGTTTCTGGTCCTAATGTCTGAGCAATAGATGCAATAAACATATTTAAACTTTCTCTATCCTGACCACGACCTAAAGCATTAATACCCGCAACGATCTTGGGTCGTACTAAATCTTTAGGTAACTTAGGTATCTCGTTAGATCTTTGTAAGACCAATAGAGTTCTATTTAAATATGGAATTAAGAACGACACAGTAAGCAAGGAGAATATTCCTCCAAGCTGTTGCTCTAGTTCTAATTGTGTTAGTCGTACTTCCTCTGCTGTGACTCTCTCAGCATTCCTTACATTCATAACAAGGAAAGCTTCCAGTAATCTTCTTTCAATGGTCTGTGCCATCTGTGCAGCCGTAGCAAAGTCAGCAGTTTTACCAACCTGTACTACCTGTACGTCTTCAGCTCGCCCTTGCACAATTGCACCATTAGCTGCTTTAGCTATGGTCGCTGGCTTAGTTGTTGAGCTAGGAGAGACAAGGAAGATAACCTTACTTGCTGCTGCTGCTCCTTCAACTAGGGCTTGTGATAATCCCTCTAGTGATTTGAGATCACCAAGAAACTCTTCCACTCTTCCACGTCCATATTGTTCTCCGTCTACCTCGTTAAAGGTTAGGACTAACCATGGACTTGCATTCTTAGGTGCAGAACTTCTTGTCTCTGGAATTATCTTATCGAGTACCTCTTGGTGCCATACCCATCTGCCGTTATCTAGTTTTACGTACGTATAAACTTCGACATCATCGGCTGCTCCACCTTGAGATTCATCAATACCTGTGTTCGGGGTTGGGACTGGAAGGTCAAAACCGAGAACATCTCTACTTATCAATTCCTTTGTAACTATTTCTAGGACGTTACCATTTCCATCTCTATTAACGACATACCTATTCAGTGGGTAGTTCTTTATTCCATCTTTACCCATAAATAATAAAGCGTTACCACCAACAATTAAATGTTTAAGTGCTTGGTGGATAACTACTCTGTCATTTGATGCAGCGATATAGTCCATGACCATACGCTCCATCTTGGAAAAAGATAAATCTAATTCACTCCTTGCTTCTGCTGGTATATCTTCACCTAGTTTATCGTCCCTTACTTGTAGCTTAAAGAACGTGGACTGGGGAGGTAGCGTTGCAAGCATTAGCTTTGCAGCTAACGCAACACAACACTTGGCTCCCACTGATTGCCACGGTACTTGTAAGGTTTCGTGTGTAGGTCTTGAAGATGTATCGTCTTGTATCAGGTACGGTAACGTGAGCTTAGAACATTCGACTGCTTTATCTAGGAATTGACGTCGATCTGTGCTTAGTCGATTGTATCTCTCACGAGCGAGCATCAGTTAAGACCCCCGCTAGTTGTATCAGTACCTGTATTTACTTTGGGATTTAATTTAATTCTTAGTGACCCAGTTCCCTTACTGTATTCACCTTTGGATTTCTTACCACGGTCATCCTTAGCTCTTCTTACCTGTGGATTAACATCCTTAATAGTTGGTTCGGGTGCTGGTGTTGGTTGAGCAGGAGGTAATGGTGGTGGCGGAGTTGGGGGTAGTGGTGGAGGTGGTGGACTTGATGGTTGTTTAAATAGGCACATTCTCTTCTTCCATTATGGATCGTATGTATTCAATGACGCTGGCTTGACCAGCTCTATACATAATTGTGTTTATGTTTTCTTTTGGATGGATAGGTTTCCAACCAAAGTTTTCCTCAAGCTTATTAATTAGCTCATCTAACCTATCGTTGTGGAGCTTAAGCGTATTGAGGGAGATTTGTGTTGGCATGTTCAAAGAACGCAGGCATTCTGCCTCGTTTTGTTTCAGTAAATTGTGGTGCTCTTCCTTCGTACATCAAGCGATCACTTGCATCTAGCCAAAATTTTTTGTCTAAATATTTATCGCTTGTGTCCTCTTTTAAGGGTTCAAGAATCCAGTTAATTGTGGCTTTCCTAAGTTTGTCCAGAGAATTACTAGGGCGTAAACCCATAGCAGCACAAACGAGAGAGTTAGTGGCAACGTGTATTTGCTCGTCACGACTGATGTCGGCACTGACAGTCCTAAGACCAGCATCGCCGTTAAAACGAAAGAAGGGAAGAAGTACGAAAAATATTGCACGTTCAATCACCAATGCTTTTGTAATCATGTGGTCGGGGTGTCCCTCCCAAGCAGCCCTTAACAAGAGAGCTTCTCGTTCGGACTTATCATCAACGCCTATAGCGTTAGTGATATAGCCAAGGGCAAGGTCATGTTTGACCTCATCCTTGACGTTAGATTCTAGAAGTATGCGTGCGTCATTCGGTACATTCTTCTCAAGAGATTCGGAGATAAAATCCCCCACTGGTAATTCCATGTGGCGAATTGCCAAAGCGCGGTAGATGGTCTCTTCAGCTCCTTCTTTAAGTGTTCCTCCTGTAGTTTGGACAGGGTTCCATGTTCTCTTTCTTGCGAGTAACTTCTCATACGGATTCATTGTTGACAATCACAGGTAATTTCTTCTGGGGTACTCAATATTCCTGCTAAGTAATTGTCTACGTCTTCTTGATCTAAGGCAGCATAAGCATCTGACTTATCTTGTACGTCGGACATGACTTGAAGTGAATAGTAGAGAGAGGTTTGTGGACTCTTTAGCCACTCCTCTATAAATGCTTCATCGTAAGTCACCATATCGCTCCAAGAATTGAAGCTATAGCCATGAAGCAATTCTGTTTGCTCTAGCATGATCATTATCTGATCAGCTACTTTCTTATACGTATCCCATCCAACTTCGGATGCAATTTCTACGTCGCCATATTCATAATGTGATACCCCAAATGTACCTGAGTCTCTATCTACACTCCTTGATATAGGTGGTGCGATCTCTGGAGTTGACGTGAAGCCTTCGAGATCTTTACTTCTGTATGAACAAGATGCAGTAGGAGCTATGGCGAATGCTCTATCCATCTTTTGATATTCAGCAATTGACGCAGCTTGTTGTATGCCCATGTAAAGTTCCCGCGCTGCGATACCGCTAGTACCTTCAACCCACTTACCTTTGTTTACTTGTTCGAGTGAGTCTCCAAACTGGGCATAAGTTATGTTGTTTTGTCTAAGGAAGTTGGCTAATCCAAGCATCCCAAGTCCGACTTGACGATCCTTTTCTGGGGGTAGATATTCTCCAAGCTCTCCAACACCCGTTTTGCCGTGGAGTTCGCACAGCGAGGACATACCCTCAGTGAAAGCTGTACGGAGTTCTCCAATTTTACAAGCTCCCAAGTTGACGTGCTGAAGCAAACATGTGGATCGAGAGCCGATGAAGACTTCCAAACAGACGTTGCTATAGATTCGGTTTCCATGTTTATCGTGTTTTATTTTGGCAAGCCATATGTCTCCTCTTGCAATTCCTTTAAGTATTGATTCCTTGACTTCATCTGTTGTATTAGACCAGTCTTTTGGGGTGAGGTTAATGCATCTTTTGATCCAAGGAAGTTCCGCACGGGGAGTATGTATGAACTCCAGAATATCAGGATGAGTGATGTCGAGAGTAGCAACCACAGCCCCATTACGGTATGTGCCCCCCCTCCTAAGAATTTCATTTAATGTTGAGTAGATTTTTGCGAAAGATACTGGTCCCGATGCAACAAGTTTGTCATTTCCTTTAATACTTTCGGTTCCTTTGGGTCGTAGTTTCGACAAGTGAACTGCGACTCCTGCTCCATATCTGAGAGCAGTTGATACAAATTTCCAAGATGCTTGTATGCCATTGTCTCCCTCCATTGAGTCTTCTACTACGAAGACGGTACAACTTACTGGAAGACGTGAGGTGGGGTCGTCTATCCATGACTGGACTCTGCCAGTACGTGCTATTTTGTTTGCCATTTATATCAAGTCATTTAGGGTTGGTGTTTTATAGTTTGGTCCTTTCAGAACCTTGCCATCTTCTCGTTTGATAGGTTTTCCATCCTCATCAAGTTTTGATAGATTGCTTTCATGTATCCTTTCTAATGCCCTATCAAGATCCCAACCCATGTTTGCTGCATACTGATAGCACACATAAACAAGGTCTCCGAGTTCCTTTAAGCATTCTTCTTTAAATATGTCATTGTTTCTAAAGAGCATACCCTCTGCTTCCACAAACTCTTCATACTCTTCTTTAATTAGTAGACGTTGGTATGATCTAGTCTTTAAGTCTTCAGAACTCTGTATCCCGTATGCTTTCCGGAACTCTTTTGCCTGTTCTAAATTCGATTTCATTTGATAGGTAGTGGATGGCTTTAGTAAGGTCTTCTATGTCGTCGTTCTTATACCCAGCTCTACATACATACTTGACTACGTTTCCGAGGTGGAATCCAAGTTCTTGGTCCCTAATAAAATCCCAAACATTAATGGTTCCCCTGCGGTAGTAGCTTGGTCCTTGGTCGTTGGTGGTTTCGGCCATGAGTCTAATAATTTTTGAACAGCGTTTCCTAGTACAAAGTTTTGCCTTTGTAGTGCCATTAAGAGAGTGATCAGATCCTTTTTCTGTGTCTTAGGATCATTGATCGCTATCTCAATTGTCCTAATCCGGAACTCTTGCTCCGTCGTCAACTCCATACTCGGAGGTGGGGGTCCATAGGATTGGTTGTTTTGTGTCATGGTTATAGTCATCCGTGGTGAGTATTCGTGCGAGTCGTGCATTAACTAATGCGTCTGCTTCAGTCAAGCCTTTCTCTACGAAGGTCTCAGCGACTGCTTTCCATGTGTATCCTTTCTCTTCGAAGATACTTGTAGCTCTTTTGATGCCTATTGTGGGGCATCCTGCGTATCCGTCAGTGTTATCTCCAGCTAGTGACTGGATGAGATGCCATCGAGCACCTTCTTCTGGTGTGATGTCTACGGTTTCTTTAAAGTCATATAGTTTCCCAGGTATTTGTCTCATGTCCTTATCAGGTGAGACAATAACGTTCCCAGGGTACTTGGTCGCATAAATTCCAAGTGAATCGTCTGCTTCTAGAGTGTCTAACTCTATAACTTTGTACTCAGACTTAAGTTTATTTATGACCCTTTTGAACCCACAGGGCTTTTTCCTATTTCGATTACCCTTATAATCGGGCAAAATTTTCTTCCTAAAATTATTAGGGGTTGTGAAAAAGAGAATCATCTCGTCTAATGAGCCAAATTCCCTTCTGATCTTGCCTAATTCACGCGCTACGCACGAATAAGCCTCTTTAAAGGAAGAAGTGACAACAATGACGTCGTTTCCGAAATCAAGTTCGGTCTCTGTTGCGGCACAGCATTTATATACTATGTAATCGCAATCTATTAGTAATTTCATAAATTAGTGGACGTCAGCCCATGTCTTGCCGATTTTTGCTTCGGCTGCTATGGGACAACGGAGTGAATAGTATTCCCCTGCCAGTGCTGCACTTAATTCCAATGTAAATGCTAAATCCTCAGAATGATGCTTGTGAACTTCGTATTGAAGCTCGTCATGTATGAATCCAA